TTAGATTTCTTTAAATATCTCTTCTGGTTTTGTGACTTCATAACCTTCCGCTATAAGCTGCTCAGCCCAATTCTTATACATTTGCTGATATGCAATCTCAAAGAATCTACGAGGACTTTTTATATCCCAAGTCCAAGGTAAATAAAAATACTCATCATCATTGTTGTTAAGAAAAGGAGCAAAGTCATACTCTTTATCACACAGAGCAACTTTTAACATTTCCATTAGTACATAATGATGTTCTGATAAATAATCAGGTTTCGTTATAAACTTAAAGAATCTTTCATCAAGTAAGGTGCAAAGCTGTTCGGGGTCATTGGGGTCGAAACGGCTCAAATACTCACCTAAAGTATCTTCACGATCATAGATTCCAAATCTCCATACCAAGTCATCTAGACTTGGATTAAATTCAAAATCGCTATCAGGATATTTTAAAATCATGCTTTTATAAGTCATTTTTTTGGATAACCTGTACTAGGTTGTTTAGTTTGTTCATCAAAGTGGATAAGCCATTGATTAATATTTTCATGAGAATTAGGCTGACTCAAATCATTTTATTTTTAGTAAACCCCCACCCTAATTTATCATAATATATTAAGGTTATTTCTTTCGATTTTCTATTCAAGAAAAAGACCGTTCCTCCAAAAAAACAGATAAATTATTAAAAAACACTTAATGCTAATAAATCAGCAAAATGGCGGCAGCCACTGTAATATACCCATATATGGTCTTCTCCCTATTGACAAGATACCAATGCCGATAAAAGGGACAGGTTGCTTCCATATATCCGGCCTACGCGTGAAGCTGTCGCTTCTGGCCTTGATGACACTTCGCGCATATAGCCCTTATCAAGTAATCGGTTTTAGTAAACCTTTGGGTATATCAGATTCGCTATATGCTGGTCTTACCTGTTTTTCATCTTAATTGCTATCTACGCAATGCTTTGGGGGTGGTTTTTACTTTGTTAACTCTTCTCGTTAAATCGCGACTGGAGCCTTATATTTTTCTCCTCGACAGATTATTACCCATGATATTCGAATTAGTTTATTCGCTAAGGCGACTACTGCCTTGTTAAATCCCCTCGTTTCAACCAGGCGTATTATCCATTGGCTCAGCCTATCTGATTTATCTTTGGCTCGGCTCACAACCGCTCTTGCCCCGTGAACCACTAATGACCTTAACTGCCGATTTCCTCGTTTTGTGATACCCAACAACACATCACGGCCCCCTGTGCTAAATTGTTTGGGCACCAAACCTAATGCAGCAGAAGCATCACGCCCCCGCTTAAATTGTTGACCATCTCCCATCCAAGCTTTCAATGAAACACTGACCACTGGACCAATACCTGGGATTTCAATTAAACGCTGACAAGTCTCTTCTTGCTTCGCTTTTACTGCGAGCTTTTCATCGTACCACTGCAGCTCTTCATCAAGTCTTTCTAGTTGCTTGTACTGTCTGAATAGGAGCTCTCGGAACTCGTCTGTTAAGCCATTTTCAGCATCTTCTAGAATAAATGGCAGCTCTTTGCGCAGCACGTGCTTTCCTCTTGAAAGCACCACGCCATACTCTGCCAACAATCCCCTCACATGATTGATTAAACGTGTTCTATCACTGCTCACATGTTGACGCATGCATAAAAAGGTCTGTTCATCTTGCTGCTTTAACGATTTTATCGCTACCGGACGTATTGCTCCATGCTGACACGCTTCTGCAATTGCTTTGGCATCGTTGTAGTCATTCTTTTGACCTCGTAAATAGCCTTTCACATGCTGAGCGGGAAGTAACACAACTGAATGTCCGAGTTGGCTAATTTTTCGTCCCCAGTAATGCGCAGTACCGCAGGCTTCCATCGCTACAACACAAGCTTCCAGCTTCACGAGATAACGCATGAGTTGTTGTCGATTTAATTTTTTCGCCCAACTTGCTTGCCATTTTGGTCCAACATGATGAGATAAAATGTATTTTTTGCTAAATCGATACCAATTGTCTTACACTTCTTCATGGTCTTCCCTCGTTTTAGATAAGATTCTTTTTCAATTCTATCTTGGCACATCGCGATGCCGATTAGTGCGGGGGAAGACCATTACATCAAGTAACCTCAAGATGCTGTGTTCAGCGAGATGACCTTAACTTTCAGGCGCGGCAACGATTCGAAGATATAGTCGTTCTACATTGAGAATCGTTAACAAAGCCTGAGAGTTAAGGTCACTTGGTTATAGAACATTATTTAGCGGTTTTAGACGTAAAAAAGGCGACAATTTACACTGTCGCCTTTTGCTATTTAGGAGCTAATTTTGCCTATTCCCAATCAAGGATAACCTTGCCGGAAGCCCCGCTACGCATGACATCGAAGCCTTCTTGGAAGTCATCAATCTTGTAGTGATGGGTGATGATCGGTGAGAGATCTAAACCAGATTGAATCAAAGAAGCCATTATGTACAAAATAAAAATTAAACCATACAAAACAATAACTTAATAAAAATATATAAAGTTTATGGCGACAAAGTGGCGACAGTCTCAGTCGTTGTAACAACTCCTCCCTTCAATAGGAAGTGTCTTTCCCGCCACTTTGCCGCCACTTTTTAAGAGTGACTCAACCAACAAAAAAGCCAGCACTGAATCAATCAACACTGGCTTTTGTTTAGTTAAACCGATGAGAGGGTTAGTCTACAAAATACGGCAGGTGTTCTTCAGTCAGAACACTGTCTTTCGCAAAGTTAGTGTGGTCTGTTACCTTATTAACATTCCAGCTGGTTAAACTTTGGGAAAAAACTTTATTCTTCTCAAACATGCTTCTCATACGTGTCACATTAGATGTGTCCCAATCACCTATATCTTGGTTAAATGTTTGGGCTTCATAAAACATAAAAACCATATTCGTCACATTTGACGTATCCCAATCACCTATATCTTGGTTAAAGGCTTGGGCTTCATAGAACAGGGCATTCATACTTGTCACCTTCGATGTGTCCCACCCACCTATATCTTGATTAAATGCTTGTGCTCTTGAGAACAGGCCTCCCATACTTGTCACATTCGATGTATCCCACCCACCGATATATTGGTTAAAGGCACTTGCACCATTAAACATATAACCAAAATCCGTCACATTTGATGTATCCCAGGCACCTATATCTTGGTTAAAGGCGCTTGCATCCATAAACATAAAAGACAAATTCGTCACATTTGATGTATCCCAGGCACCAATATCTTGGTTAAAGGCACTTGCATCACTAAACATATATTTCATAACCTTCACACTGGATGTGTCCCAAGTACCGATATATTGGTTAAAAGCGCTTGCACCATCAAACATAAAACTAAAATCCGTCACATTCGATGTATCCCAAGCACCTATATCTTGATTAAATGCTTGTGCTCTAGTGAACAGGCCTTCCATGCTTGTCACATTCGATGTATCCCACCCACCGATATATTGGTTAAAGGCACTTGCACCACTAAACATATAAGTCAAATTCGTCACATTTGATGTATCCCAATGACCTATATTTTGATTAAAGGCTTCTGCTCTAGCAAACACCATACCCATATCAGTCACATTTGATGTATCCCAATGACCTATATTTTGATTAAAGGCTTCTGATTGATAAAACATGTAGCCCATATCAGTCACATTTGATGTGTTCCAGTGACCTATATCTTGGTTAAATAATTTTGTGGCTCCGAACATCCAGCGCATATCCGCCACTTTAGATGTATCCCAATAACCTATATCTTGGTTAAAAGATTTAGCTCCTTTAAACATCCAAGCCATGTTCGTCACATTTGATGTATCCCAATCACTAATATCTGTATTAAAAGAAACTCGGTCATAAAAAACTCTACTCATATCCGTCACCTGTGTTGTGCAAAATCCTATGTGGCCTTGCTCTAATTTATCGAGCAACGTCTCGTTTTTTATTAGGGTGTTATCCACCACCACATAGACTTGCCCGTTTTCAAGCATCACGGAGTTAACAGGTTGGTCAGGGCATTTTACTGAGATATCTGCAGCAAATGCGGTTTGGCTAGCGAGCGCAGCGGCGCCTACTAGAAGGGAAGTTATGGTTCTTTTCATTGTATTTTCCTTGGGTTGAATAGACGTTATTGCGTAAAAGTTGGAAGGCTATCTTCAGACAGGCCACTGCCTTTGGCGAAGTCGGCATGACGGGAGACACGCTTGACGTCCCAGTGGGTTAAGTCTTGGTCGAAGCGCTTGGCGCCGGAGAACATGCGGTCCATATTGGTCACACGAGAGGTGTCCCAACGGCTGATGTCCTGATTGAAGTATTGGTCTTTAGCAAACAGGTCACTCATGTCTGTTACGTGACTGGTGCAGAGTTGAATGTTGCCATCCAAAAAGTTTTGCCAATAGTCTGAATTGCGGATTAACTTGTCATTGACGATGACAAAGATTTCATCATTTTCAATCATCACCGTTCCGGGCGTTTTGGAATCACAAGTGATGGTTTCTTGCTCTGAAGCGAAAAGAGGCCCACTGGCTAAGAGTGCAGCCGTGAAAATCAGCGATTTTAATTGCATGGGAGAGATTCATTATTAACAATAGGAGATATTATTGTATTAATAAGCCAGACTTATATCACTTCAACATATAACATAGCCACCACAAATTAATTAATACTTGAATGCACCTCAAACTAAACGTCACTTTTAATTACACAATAAACACTAATAAACCATTTATTGTGTTGTTTGATGATTAGAATTAAATTACATTTTAACGATGGAATAGAGCCACAAATATTCTTATTACCTAAAAGAATGTGCTTACTTTTATCTATTATTAATTACCCTCCATTTAATTTACTAATCAGCCTGTGTTTTTACCTCAATACATTATTTAATTAGGATGTATTTTATTAGCACTACCAAATATTAGCCACCCCAGTTTTAACAGACAGAATATTCCCCTGCAGAACTCCCAGCATCAACCGTAACCTGAGCATTTTGCGTGATTTCATCTATAACTGCATGGGCAATCGCTTCGGCCATGGCGGCGCTTTTCGCGTGTGGGCCATTGGTCTCAAACCCTCTCGCTTGTAACTCTTTAACGAGTTTATCTGTCAGTGATGTTTTATCTAATGCCATTATTTACCCGCCTTAACTGTTGAAGATAAATCAGAGTGAGGTTTGCCCGTGTACGCGCAAATACAATCGCCTTGCACTACACCTTTGCCTCCATTCATGGTGATAAGGTCAGCGCTAAAGCGCATGTTCTTAGCACTGGCTTCGATGTCTTTCTCAACCTTAATCACCTGATTTCCAAGCACCGTCAGTTTGTCATCCAAGCCAACCACCACATCACGTAACTGGCCAATCACTTGCGCCCATTCCCCACCACTGGCTAAGTGCATGCTTTCTAATGTGGCGAGGTTCATGGCATCACCTGCCAAAACATCAATGGCCCCCATCGCCTCAATGCGCTTTTGTCCCCCAATCCACTCTTGGCTGTGTTCCACCGTGAAAAGCTCATGCAAACCAAATTCACTGGTGTGCTGCTCGGCTCGCTCTGTGGTTTGAAATGCCTCGATTAAACGCGTTTGGTCTGTACTTTGGCGATGATGCCCTGCGGCATCCGTATTCCAATACACTTCATGGCGTTGCTGCGTTCTTTGCTCACCTGGGGCGAGACTGGGCAGCGACCACCCATCACCTAACACGGTTCGAATAAAAGGCTTATCACTGCAACCATAAGCAAACGCAATTTCAACAATGCTGCCCTCGGTTGGCATCGCCAATTGACCTTGCTCTGGCCCACCAATCCCCGTTGGCAAAGGGACCGCTTTATAGAGCGGCACCAAAGCATCATCACGGCCATGCTGGTCTAAGAGCTGAACATCCACCGCGTAACGGGGACGAAAAGGGTGATTTTCTTGGCCTGCTTGGCTTTGGTCTGTGATGGCCACCACTCGCGCCAATTTGGGCAGGTGATGACCTGCGGCCAATTCAGGAAACAGATAATGCATTTTGCGCTTTTCACTGCTTGGCCCTTGCGCCCAGTACAGCGTCATGTTGCCCTGCTGCAAATGCACTTGAGTGATGCGTTTGTCATTGAGAACCACACCTGGACGCACCGAAGGCATCACCGCCAAGGTCATGCTCTCCCCATTTTTTGCACGCTTGGCCAAAGCAGGATCGATGGTAATCGGCCTTGAGTGCCAGCGACTTTCTGTAAACTCGCCTAAATAGATTTGACCATCAGATTGCTGAAACCACACAAAGTCTTCAAGCTGAAACGCTCGGCCAAGATGGCTCAGTAATTGGTAACCACTGCCTTGAGAGGTAAAGTTTGCGATGCGTTCATACACATAATCTTGCTCTGGTAACACAAAATCTAAGCCGGTATCAAAACTAAGCTGCTCAATGATTTCACTGATGGTCGCATGTTGAATACTGACAGGCCACCTTGACGCCAACAGTCCCGAACGCTCTCTGGCAATAAACCGAGTAAACCCATTTTGCGCGGGCTGGGCTTTACTCACGTAACCATCAAAATAACGCACCAATTCCGCTTCATAGCCGATATCAAACAGCACCAAGTCATTAGGTTTTACTTCGCCTTTCACCACAAAGGTCGCTCGGCCTCCGGCGCACAGCTCAAGAATGACCTGTGCATCGACTAACACTTGAGGCTCACCGTTGATGGTCAATCGTTGGTTTAATTTCATTACAGTTCCCGCTCCTGTTGCTTTAAGGCTTGCTCAAATCGCGTGGTTGTCTCTGAGGCTTGGTTATTATCAATCGCGGCATGAGCTTTAGGTTTCACGGGCTTGGCGCTGTCATTACTTTGCACACTGGCCTCTTTGGCCTTTTCTTGCTCGCGCTGCTCTTTTACTTCCGAAACCGATAAATGCTCTCTAAGCTGAAAGCTCACTTTCCATGACATCAATCGCTCTTGTTCATCGGCGGTCACACGCCCCACAAAGCGCACTTGGCGAATGGTCATGCTCTTGGCCAGCTCGTTTCCTATCCGGTAAATCTTGCGTTTGCCGCCTTCTTTTTGTCTCGATAGCACCATCAAACGCTTGAGAGTTTTGGCTTCTTTAAACGGGATCAGGCCCGTCACCGACAGCACCATGCCTTTGTCCCCTTGCTCACTGCCATCCGTGCCGGAGGTTTGGCCGCTCATGTCTTCTTCTTTGAGTTCCATCGACAAATCCAAACGCGGTGAATTAAGCGGGATAATTTCCGCATCTAAGGCAATTTGGGTCATGCCAAGACCTCCATCAAATAGTTAAGAGGGTGCGCACTTAAAAACAGCACCACAAAGGTATAAGGCCCTGTGATACTCGGCAGTGTCGACTGCTCAAGCACCGTTGCAAGCACCCCCGCTTCACCTTGATAGAACAATCGGTGTAATGAGCCGCCAGCAAAGGTGGGCATCGCTTGTAACTGCTGCAGGTGTTGCTCGCGCTTTTGGGCCAGCGCCACCAATTTATCCACGGGCGTGGCTTGCCCTTGAGATAAGGATTCAAGTTGGGCTAACTGGCCGCTGACCTGACGGCGCGTTACTCGCCATGGTGTCACATTTAAATCAGCACGGGGCAACAAGCGCGGCTGAATGATGGTCGGTGGCTGAGTCAAATTATCGGCTTGCTGGGTTTGTTCCCAGCTTGCTCGGCGGCTCACCATGCCTAATTCGGGTAATCCGGTTTGCGCATAGGCACGACGCGTGGCACTGGCGAACGCGGCTAAATTGGCTTCACTGAGCATCCAAGCCAATCCATATAAGGTGCCTTTGGGGTGATGCCCATCGTGGGTATCTCGTAGTTTTTTAGCCAAAACGTGTGTTGCCGTTCGCGCCGTCAAATGATGCTCACGGCCATATTTACTGCCAACGTCTTGCTGATAAGGATGCACGCACAAGGCTTGCCCTTTGGCCATCACTCTATCTAGCTCTGCTCTTAGCCCCTCATGTTGCTGGGCTTGGGCACTGAGTTTTGGCGGGGTAAACGCCACTTTAGAGCCAAGGGCACGCAAACGGGCTAACGCTTGATTTTGCTCGGCAGGGATTTGCTGGGTCACCGACTGCGCAGCATCATTAATGGCTTGCGTGCAAGGTGGTAAACGCCATTGACCTGATTGCCAACTCATTCGCTTGCCTCTTGGCGCCATTCTTCAGATAAGGCGATCGCCTGCTCAATCGTGATAAGCACCGCATCAGAGGGCAAGTGCTCAGGTGTTTCAGTGACATTGGCAAACGCTTTGTGGCTTGGTAAGTAATAACATTTCGGTTGATGCGCAATCAGCGCTTGATAATAACTCACTATTTTAGCTCCCACAGTTCCCAGCCAGTCACTTTGCCCCAAGTGGGACCATTCAAAATATTGGCTCCGGTGGTATAGACATCAAACGTTACATAAGCGGCACCACTCCAGCGTGTGCGCTCTTCATGTATCACGGCTTTCGCACTCCACCAACAATTTGGAATGTCGTGAGTCACAACGCCACTGCCAGAAGTAGTAATAACCACTTTAAATCGGTTCGTATGATGTCGCCCACCTGAGCAAGGGAAATTTGTCACGACCGTTTCACGCTTGGCATTAGAATGGCTCAAAAGGCGATGATTCAGTGAACCAGAGGCCACTTTTACCCATTTGACTCCTGGCGGCGGGGCAGGTGGCGGGGCAGGTGGCGGATTGTTTGGGCTGTAGACCCGCTTGCGATTATTGCCCGCCCCATCAAACACCTGTTGCCCCCAAAGCCCGTGACTACCCATGGCCGCTTTCGGGCTGCCATTTTCACACCACACCGCTTGATGGCCTCCTGCCATGGTGCCGCCTGTGCCATTGTTGGTGTGCTTATAAGCAAGGCCGTGTAAGTTGCCAAAGTTGGCTCCTCGATCATGAATTTTATACGCTTCGCCCATCGACCAAATGTGGGCAATTTTGTGTGAGTTATACAAACCATACATACCCGCACTGCGCTTATTATCATTGGCAGGTTTTATTTTTCCCGAGGTGTCGTGGGTTAAATAATATCCAGCCATTTGGCCATGTTTGATTTTCGAAAACCCATCGCTCGGGCGGTAAGACATGCCACTGCCTGAGTTGGTGGTGTAGAGCATATTGACACTGTTCCACACAATGGGGTGAAAGTTGGTGGTCGAAGAAGGATAAATTTGTATTTTATCGGAGATCGTCGCGCTGCTGGCCTTGGCGGTTTTACCTAAGTACCTGGCATCGCCTTGCGCTTGCGTCAGGGCACCGATATCACCCGCGGTTGGCTTTTGCCTGGTATTAAAATCCCGACGCCATGACGGATGATAACCGGGCCCGTGGTTGGTATAGGTAAACACCGCATTGGTGGTGCCCCCTCCTGATGAGGTGGTAGGGGTCGTCACTCGAATGGTGTAGGCACTTTCACGCCCCATCACTTCAATCACGCAGCCTGCCAGATGAATTTTGCCGCAACCCGTATCGCTAATCAGTCGATTGCCCGCGTAATCCCAAGAGGCTTTCATCATCCAATACGGGTGGTTAAAACAGCCCTTACTTTTCAGCCAGCTGACCAACTGCGCAGTGCTCCAGTGTCCGCCCCCTGTGCCATGACTGGAGGAGTACGCCCGAGCAAACCCGCTTGAATTCACGCCATCGAGTTTATCAGCATCGGCGGCTTTGCCTGTTTTGCCAAGATACTTATTACTGAGTGCGGTACCCCCTTCAAAAATGGTGTTGGCCACCCGAAAACCATCGCTTTTTAAGCTGGCGCGCTCGATACCATCAATGGTCCATTTAAAGAACTCGTTGCCATTATCCAACGTGCCGAACTCCAAATACGAATCGGTGTCTTGATCGCTGTCGTTCTTAAATCTAATGAACGCGCCATCGGTATTGCGCTCCCAAACGATGCCTTGTTGATTATCAATAAAGCGGATGTTTCCGGTCATGGTCCCGCCCGCTTTGGGCAGTTTGGTTTCCGTCTGCGCTATGGCTTCTTGGACTTTTTCAGCGACGTCTTTCACCGCTTTGGCTGAGGCCACTTTTTCGCTGGATGAATCGTTGGTGCTGTCCGTGATGGCCGCTTTATCGACTTTCATATCGAGCAATCGGTCGACGTGTTTCTGCCGATAATATTGCGCAAAGCCTTCAAGAAAGCGCAGGTCAGTGACTTCACCCTGTGCATTAATCTCGGCGATCGGCGCAACAAAATGCGCGTAACCGTCCTCATCGTGAAAATCGGTTAACGTTTCTGCCACCCTGATGACGTATTCACAGTGCCATTGGCTGGTTGGCTGCCCTTTCCAAGTGGCGTCAAGATAAAGCTTACACGGCAGCGTCAGCGCGGGCAGTGTATGAGGTTCATCTAAATAACACCGCAGCCCACCCACATAGCCGCACCCTGCAAGGGCCTGAAAACCTTGCTCCGTCGGGACCACTTTAAACCCTTCATCCAAAAAGGCAGCAGGGCCGAGCACATCCAAATTAGCCAAACGGTCCATTTCATCAAGACCAAACAAACGGGCGGTAAAATCGATTTGCCATGTGGACGCGTCGACCGTGATCCCTGTGATGCGCTGCGCACCCTCATAACTCATTAAGATTGAGCGCGTGATGGCGTTGCCGTTTTGCACTCCAGCAATGGATTGGTACTTGGTCAGCTCGGGCAAATGAAGAATGGCCCCAAGCAGGCCCGTTTCTTTGTTGCGCAGCCCCACCCAGTTAAACTGAAAATCCCCCACTCTGGTGTCCATGATGAGCGAATACACCACCGCGTTGGGGTTCACGTAGCCAGATTGAGTGACGCCAGCCACATACACAATGTGCTCGCGCTCTGGCAGGGTTTCATCTCGGTCAATCGGCTCATCAGGGTCGAGTCCTGGCACCTTCGCCAAGACGAATTCATCTAAAATGACAGGCTGCTCAAGCGCGTCTTGCTGGGCTTTGTAGGCTTCAAATTCACGAGTAATGATGCTCTGGGCCATGTTTATTCCTTTAGCGTTGCCACCGTGCATTGGTGATCCCAATCCAGCGGTGAGACGGTGAGGCACATCGGGGTTGTGTCGATCACCTGGTATTCATAACGTCGGCACGTTCGGCCGTATTGCTGCAGTAAGGTGGCTAATAAATCATGATTATTGGCCAGTTGTTTGTCACTGAGACGGATGGTGATGATGTCCCAATCCCGCTCTGGGGTGCGCTCATCAATTTCGACCACGCCCACACCAAGCCGTTTAAAGATCTCAATAAATCCGTGCGTTTCCCCTGCATCGCGGGCATTCACGAACGCGTATTTCACCCGCTTGCGAAACAGGGTCGTCGGCTCTTGGTAAAAACGGGTAATGTCTCGGTCCCACGCCAGCACCGCAAGCAATCGCTCGCTGCAGGTCATCGGATCTAACTGCGCCAGTGGGTAGAGCATCACGCGGCGCAGTTTGCCCCAAAATTGTTGTAAGCCGGCCGCAAGAAAGTGCGGCTCTTTGAGGCTTTTCGCTAACGTCTGCCCGTCCATCCACCATGGTATTTGTCGACTGGGCAGTGTGGGCGCTTGCTTATCATGCTCCTCCATCAATCACCTCGACGCTGGCCAAACGCGGAATGCTCAAGGCACTCACAATGTCGCTGCAGTTAAAATTCAGGCTGAGCAAATCCGCATTGAGCTCGGTGTGAATTTCTTCGGTCAATTTACTGAATGAAAACGTGCTTTTGGGGTAAGTGCGCGTCACTTGGCGATAGGAATCGCTTTCACGAAACGCCGCACGGATCATATTTTCTACCTCTCGATACAACTGATGTTGACGTGCTAACGAGGTATTGGGTTTGGCCGTCACGGTCACTTCGATGTCATGCTCGGTTTCTGGTAATGCCAGGCAAAGCAAATCATCGCCATGGCCGTGGTGGCCTTCGCCCATCACATAATGATTGAGTTGCCTTAACAGTTGGCTTGGTGTGCGGCCCACGTCCATCAATAGATAGGCATTCGCGCTGCCTGGCCCTCTCGGCGCGTCATGCAAAAAGTACACTTGATCGCTGCGCACCCCTGCCACTGAAGCCAGCATTGAGCGGTATATCGCATCGATGTGATAACGCCCCACCACACTGAATTGATTACGAATTCGCAGAGAAAGGGCTTCATCACTTTCCAAATCCGAGCCCAGCGCGGTGATCCAATCGGCTTCATTGACCGCATGCGTAATGCCCGATACGCCTTTGGGCATGATGGCAAAATACCCCGCAGGCAGATTAAACCCGCTGCCTGCCTCTTGCGCTTCACACAAGACCAAACCGTGTGCTTGACCTGCAGGGATAAGCGCATCTTCAACCACCATCAGGCGATACACTTTTTGCTCTATCTGCTCGGTTTCAATCACCGTTCCTTTGGGCACAACCAGCGGATTCTCTGGCGTTGATTTGTAAAAGGTGATGGCACCGCGGGTTTTGGTGGCGGCTTTTCGCACCAAATCCACATCCCAAGCTTTTAAGTCGAGATAACGTCCTTTACCTGTTGCCGCAAAGGTATTGGGCAGCACATGCCCCGCGAGCAAGGTATCGATCAACCAAAGCGCAGGCGCAATCACCACCGCTTTGATTAAGCGCCAAAAAGGCGACATTCGACTGTCATTGGACACCTGACTGCCTGCAGCCACCACATGCTTTTGAAGTTCAATGGCCATGGCCTCTTCCGTCGTAGGCACACCTTCTTGTGCCAGTAACTGGCGAAAGTTCACACTGGGTCTGACACTCATAACGTCACTCCGTATTGCATCGCCCCATACGCCTCGGTTTCGGCAAAGATCCAAATCTTCTCGCTGGTTTGTTCGGTCACTTCGGCGCTGCCTGGCACAATGCGTTTATCTTGTTCAACCAGCATTTCAATGCGCGTCAACACGTCGGCTCGTAGGGCTCGGTTTCTCTCGGCTTGCATTTCTCGCAGCAAACCACTTTCAATGATCGCGTGCTTGATGTCTTGAGCGATACTGTTGCGGTCACTGGTGTAAATCGGTTGCTGACCTGCATCAAAATCAATCCCGCCATCATTGACTAATAAATCGATGTATTGAGGGCTCATGGGGTCGCCATCTCCTGCCATTCGGCTAACTGATCAGGGGTAAAAGGTTGCTCTTGCTTGATCACAATGTCTCCGGTGTGCATGGTTTGACTGTTATCGGTGTACCCTGTGCCACTGGCTTGTTTGATGTAAGTGGCGACCGATTGTCGCGGGGCCCCTTGGCCTTGCAGATACTCGGAGATCGGCTGAGTCACAGACGGGCGCGCAGGATTCATCAAAGGGTGCACAGCAGGCGCGGCTCGCTGCACTTTTAATTCATCGACCGTCTCTGACGACCAATCTAAACCTGGAATGAGGCTGAACTTGTCGATAAGCCAATCAATCCCATCACTTATCATCGAAAAATGTTGGCCCATGACGTCCATCACCGAGGAAGCAAACTGCGTTACGCCATCAAAGCCGATCCCCAATCCCGAGCTAATGCTCTGGCCAATGTTGATAAAGTGCTGAGGAATGGTGCTGAGCACTTCCATCGCCGCGCTGGGACCGTCTTTGAGTAAACTGAAAAAGCTTTTGGCCAAGGTCCAAGCCACGGTGAAAGGCGACATAAAAAAGCTGACCGCGCCCCCGAGTACTTGCCACGCCCCTTGCCCCACAAGTGCGATGCCTTCAAACACTCCGGTGGCTTTCTCAAAGAGCAATTGAAAATGGGTGGTCAGGTAATTGAAAAATGGCACACTGCGCAGCGTGGTGATGAGATTGGTCCAAACTGCCATGGCTGCATGGCCAAAGAGCTCAAACTGATCACCAACCCACGACACCAACTGGCCCAGTTTTTGGAAGATGTACCATTGGCCCAAAGTGTTCACAATGTCATCCCAATGGGAAATCAGCATATACGCCGCCGTGCCCACCGCCATAATCGCGGCAGGGATCCAAAATAACGGGTTGGCCATCATCATGGCGGCACTTTTCAGCGATGCGACGCCAAAGGCTTTGATGCCACCGGAGGCAACCATTAAGGCCTTATCGACTAAGAAGGTCGACGCCGCATAGGCTTTTGAAGCCAGAGAAGCGCGATGACTGTACACGCCTTGCTTTAACATGGCGTAGTTCCACGCCCACAAGGACCACTTGGCTTTGGTGTAGGCGCCGCTCAGGGTTAACACCCCCACTCGGCTCATCAGTAACGGCGCTTGCAGTGCATTCATGGCTAAGCGTCCTGCTCCTAATGTCAGATGATACGCGCCCATCACGCCCGCGCCGCCTGCCACGGCCAGAGCAAAATACCCCACTCCTTGCGTTAACACGGGGTATTCTTGGGTGTAACGCTGCAAGGTGGTTAACCCATCGGCCATCGCTCCCGCAATGCCATTAATGGTGGGCAGGATCAGCCCAAACGCACTGGCGCGAACCGAAAACCAACTGGCTTCGAGCCGTTCCCATTGGTCGGTCATTGCCCCCGCCATCGTGCTGGCCACTTCTAAACGCCCGGATTTATCTAAATCCATGACATTGCGCTTCAGTGCGTCCGTTTTGCCGATCAAATCCGTCACCACCATAATGGCTTCATCGGAGCCAAAAGCGGTCTTTAACCTATCCACCTCGGTAGAATCCAAATCACCAAACTGGGCTTTGATTTTCTCTAAAATGTCATACATGGGCAGCAACTTACCGTTGCTATCGGTGAAGCTAAGCCCCAATTTATCTTGCGCTTTGACCGCCCCTGCCAAAAAGGCTTTGTAACGGGTACCCGCCTCAGAGCCCGACATCGACCCCTGCAGCATGCCCAAAATGGCCATTTGGTTTTGAATTTCAATGCCATGGGTTTTCGCCAGTGCGCCCACGCCTTTAAACGCATCCGCCATGCCTTGACCCGTGGTTTTAAATTTCTCCACCGATTTGGCCGTCATTCCGGCAATGCGCTCCGCCCAATTCCCTTTGCCAAGCCGCTCGGCATCTTGCTCGAAAATAGAATAAAGCGTGCCCATGTAACTGGTTATCACAGCGGTATCGGCTTTAGTGGCCGCCGCTAAGATGGCCGAGCTTTCGGTTACCCCTGCCAGCTCTTGGCCCGACAACTCACCCATCGCGGATTTAATGTCGTACGCCGCGCCGACGACTTCCGTGGCCGATTTGCCATAGGCAGACGAAAAGCCCAGCGCGGTTTGCTCGAGTATTTTTAAATCCTGATCCATCACGCCAAGGGATTTGACTTCACCCAATACCCTATCCATCTCAATCGCGGGCATCAGGGCTTGTTGAATGGCCAAGCCCGAACCGACCAAGGTCGCGGCGCCCCCTGCGACTTTTTCCCAAGATTGTCGACTCACGTCAGCCGTTTGAGTGACCGTTTTCTGGATCCCTTTGAGCGGCTGGGTAGCGTAGTCTTGCAACCCAATTTGCATCATCAATTTATCCACGGCATTCATAAGTGGTCAGTCTCCTGGTGCAAACGCCTCTCGTATGCCATTAGCAACAACTTGGGCATGGTATTTAGACAGCCATAACGCTCTGGCATAGCTCTCGGTGGTATCAGGGGCATGGGGCAAGTAATGCGCTTTTAAGGCAAACACTTGCTCCAATTCGTTTTCTTCAATCGCCTTGGCGTGACGGATCAGTTTTTTACTTCAATGTCCAAATCACCTTGGTATTCGCTGTTCACCAGAGAGGCGATGGTCATCACGGCACCAGGCAGCTTCAAGGCTTCATCCAACGCGGCTTTATCGTCTTTCACCACAATGCGGCGCAGATAATTGGTGGTTGGCGCGATTTTATCGAACGGCAAGGTTTCATTCGTGAGTTTGTTAAACGCTTCCAAAGAAGGCTCGAAACGAATGGCAGTTTGATTGACGTTGATGGTGATCACTGGTTTTGTCATGCGATGTTCCTTTGATTAAGAATGTCGTAAATCCGGTTAAAGTGCGTTTCTAGGCGGTTATCAATTTTTTCACCCAGTTTCTCTACTTCGTCTTTGGTTGCGTGATACGTCGCCACGTACAACTTAAATTCGGCGAGCTCTTTGGCCAGTCGGAATAGGTAGCCAATTAAAATGCTGCTTACGAGCACTAAGAAGCTGGCGACCGCCACAAGGGCATGGATCCAATTTGCATCAAAAGCCATGGCTATTCCTTTTTTACTGAGCCCGTTCTAAGCGGCAACGCTTTAAGGCGCTTACCTTGCAAAGCCAGCAAAATGTCTTCGACCGTATCGTGCAGCACATCATTGGTGCTCAGCTTTTTTAAGGTCTCCAGCCCCCACACCACTAAGCGGGTGGCAAAACGCTCCAGCACCACTTCCCAAGTGATTTTGGCCACCAAACTGGTCAGCAGCTCCCAAACCCCTTTTAATACAATCCCTTTAAACAATGTCATTGTTTCTGCTCCATGATGCGTTGATAGGCGGTGAGATAATCGTTTTCCGTTGCTTTGCCGGCTGAGGTGTTCCAATACTTTTTGGCGTATGCAGCCAGAGCAGGCAAATCCTCGGCATCCGGTAAGGCTTCAGGAAAACGCAGCAGGTTTAATCTGGCCATGCACACCGCATACTGAGGGTTAATGATCATTTGCTCGGCGCTTGGCTCATCAACAAAGCTGTGTGACACGGCCAGAAAGTGTGGGCGGTGTTTACCCAGCCATTTGACCAACCATTGATAGGTTGCAGGCTCCATCTGAATAAACCCAAGCGCAGGGCCACGCACTTGACGGGTATACGTCAACTGCCCCGATTCGTGGGCCATAATCATCAAGATGAGATTGATGGCCGCCTGCGAGTTGATGTAACCCTGCGACGCGCTTGCCGCCGCTAAGTGGTCTAAGGTGGGCTCAATCACGGCCCGTTTCAGTAAAGGTCCTAATTTCATCGGTTTCGTTTCTCCATTAACGTTTGGCAAGTGGCGCAATATTGACAGCCGGGCATGGCCTGACGTCTTCCTTCTGGGATTGGCCTATCGCATTCCAGACACATTGAGGCACTGACTTGCGGTGTCCCCTGTGCTTGTTTGGCGAAATGATTGGCCAGCGCCACTTCATTCTGTTGGGCTTCAAGCGCACTGGCACGGTCAAACACATCCATAGTCGCTCCTGTTAGCCAAGTAGATCGCGGGTATCTTCCTTACTCAAATAAGGCGTCCCATCGATGTGAATAAAGTCCGGACTGGTCACCACCCCTTTGACTTTGTGTTTGGTTTTATCTGACGAGCTGGGATCGATGTCGAGCAAGCTATCAATCATCAATTTCACCCCATGCACTTTGATTTCCAGCTCTTCCCCGCCCGTGTTGGCGTAAAAGAGGCAGTCATGAGGCTCAATCGAGCGAAAGCTGCCCGCGCTTTTGGCCGCAGCCAAGAGGTGTTTAAAGTTCTTAGTATCAAGCTCGTATTCGACATCAGCACTGACGGCGCCATCGGTATGGCCATCCGGCACGCCTCGGGTTTTGGCGGCTTGGCTGTCATCGGTGATGGATACGGTGGCTTTCTCGACATGGACCAACACGTCATGAATGTCGACATCAAAACTCAACCCTGAAATTCGTTTGCTCATTTAGGCACTCTCCGGACCGCTCAGGTCTAACATTAATCCCGCTGAAATCGATTTAGGGCAATCGAGCGGGGTCGCCGTCATGTAGATTTCGACGGTGTTTTTGTTCTTCCAAGTGATGGCAATCGCCTCATCTTTGGGGCTTTCAATTTCGCCAGGTATGACGGTTTGACCAATGGTGGTGCTTTTGGCCATCTCTCGCATGGGGCGGGTGTAACGCAATTTGGCCCTGGCGGTGCTGCTTGGGGTGCTGTTAAATGAGCGGTCACCAATATCAGCAATGGCAATCAGCCGCACGCGACGGGCAATCTTGTCAATCACTCGGCGATTCTCAACCACTTGAAAATCCCCGCCTTCCACATCCAGCATCCGACCGTCGGCCCAATAAATGCCGTCGTAATCTGGGAACCAAGCGCACACCGATAAACGGTTGCGCTCAAGGGTTTGCAAGGTGGCGGTGGAAAGCGCCACACCGTCACTGTCAACGGGTAAAGTTACATCCCCAACCAAGGCCCCCGTTTTGACCCGCATGGGCGTATCGGCCACCGACACGGCGCGATTACATAGGCGCCCTGCCAGCTTGCCAATTGCCGCAGGTAACAAGTCAGGAACCAACATCACCCCATCGGCGGCGATCGTGTCCTGGACCGCGACCATTTGCGCTTCATAATCGGCCCACGTTTGGCTTTGCTCATCGATGCTAGGCAAGCTGAGCATGAAGAAAGTCCAGCGGCCATACTTGGCAATCAGCTCATGATAGAGCGATTGGGCCGCCGTGATGGCGGTTTGGTCGGTGGTTGGGACCGTATGCACCACGGCTTCAAAACTCTGGGTCTTCTGCGCTTCTTTAACCACCTGCGTCCAATCTTCTGGCGCGGTCAGCACATAAGCGGCAGCAGACCAGTTTTGTCCGGCGTTGACCATGGCGGCTTGCAAGGTATCGGTTAATACCCCTTCACCAAACAAGGCGTGAAAGTCCGATTGTGTATTCACAGACACCAGTTTGCCCGCGTTCTTTGTGCCTAAACCAAGGAATAAGAAATGACGTTCGACTTCCGTCACGGGTCCTTGCATTTGGTTTAAGGCATTTACATTGATGATTGGCCAAGCCATTGGTTATCTTCCCCTTGTTAACTCTTTTTTCAGTGCGGCCCGTGCTTGCTCTCGGTCCACCGTGACAAACGGCCGAGCAGGCAAGACGGTTTCCCATGATGATGTCGGTTTGCCGCGTAATTGGCGTAAAATCAGCCCTGCTTGTTCGTTACTAAGATGCTCACGTATCCACTTCAGCGTGGGCTTACGCAGCTTTCCGGCGGGCGCATTCGGGTTGAGCCGTCGAGCGAACACCTTAAACCCCTCAGCTTTAAGCGCTTTGGCGAGCTTTTGCGTTGCCATTTCTTAACCTCTTTATTGCTGCCGCTCGGGTGTGCCTCTCTCGGTGGCCATAGTGGTGCTTGGCTGCCACACGTGCGCTGCGTGACTTTCGCCAACTGAGGGTGGCGGCGCTGTCATCGCTTGCCGTGACCGTGAGAAACTTGGCCAAACGCACTTGCATCTTTTTCTTGCTCTTGTCAGCGCGGGATGGCCAACGTTTTCCAGACGGCGTTTTTTGTTGCCTTTGGTTCTGTCGGGACGTTTTGACCGAGGCTTTTGCCGCGGCCGTGAGCACGCGTTTGCGGCGGCTTTTACTCAGCGTCATCGCCTGGATAGCATCTATTACCGTGCGCTGAGAGTGGCTATCGACCTTAATCTTTATCATCTGCCGTCACCGAGCTGGGCGGGTTATGACCGCTTAACACATCAATGTGCTCTGCACACCAAATCTCATACGGGGCGTTTTTCCATCGCTTGCCATCCCAGATAATCGGCCCTTGCTCGTCTTCAACCAACATCAAGGGCTCGGTCATCACCACCTCAATGGTCATGATCACCGTGTCGTCACTTGCAGGCTCAATATCAAAGCTGGGATCACTCAAGTTGTGCTGCTCGCGAAACTCATCATGGTCACCCAGCCAAGCCAAGGTGTTGGCCATCAGCACAGATGGCTGACACTGCTTGAATGGGAAATTCTCAAAACTGAATACCGCGGTGTATTCTATCCAGCCAATGTCGCGCCCGAGCCCTTGGTCTTTAGGGGCAAATTTGAGTTCAACGTCTTCCATCCAACATTCACAATACTGGTGCAAACGTGGGTCTATCGTGCGGCTAAAGTGCTGGTTTAGCCCTTGCAGCAGGTACCCCGCTTGTTCTTGGATAAGCGGCTCGGTCATAACAAGGCCACCCCACATCGACGCTCACCCACTAACGCTCGGATATGTTGCTGACTCTCCGCTAGTAAACGGTCGGTAATGTCACGCTCATTCTCGGCTAAGCGGTCCCCCACATCCTTGGTGGTTAAGCTGGCAAACTCCGCGACCATGGCCGACTTGGCTCTGGCAAACACGGCTTTTTCATACAGCACCACCACGCTATTTTTGCCCAGTACCATTGGCAGCCTTTCCAATAAGCTGGCCTTTTCAACGCCTCGCGCTTGGTAGTGCGCTTTGACGGTGCTCAGTTCGATGTTGATTTGGCTCATCGCGGCCACCAAGGCCATCGCCACCGCCTCACTGTCGAGCTGGGCAGGAATGCCGCGGCGCTTCTCAAAATCCCCCACATTCAAATCGGGCCAAAAGCCATCGTTGGTGATGTCGGTATCTTGATAAGCGGGGCTGGGTTTGCCATCAAACATCGTACTTTCCTTAATAGGTGCGCCTCTGGCCACTGATTCGACGGAACAAACCGAATGGTACGCATTGGTTTTTCCTCGTCAGTCGAGGCGCGGTGGCGTAGGAGCTGGTTTAAATCAAAGGTTGTCGCCACTTTCTAAGGCGCGGATACGCTGGTCGATATTATCGAGCATGGTCCCAACACCAATCGCGGCGTATTGCTCATGCGCTTCTTGAAGGAGTGCGCGAGACGTTTGTAATGTGTCGATATCGCCAATCGAAGCCGCGTGAGGTTTGCCTTTCTCATTGCGAAGTAAATGCAGACCCGCGAACTTGAGCCACTTGGCCGTTGGCTTTTCATTGATGGTCCAATCGTTGGTCACTTTCTCGAACACTTGTGAGAAATACGGCTCTATCGATTGGCCTTTCTCCGCCATACGCTCTGACCAAGATAAAACTTCATCGGCGCAGAAGGTGGCAAAGTCACGTTTAAATCGCTCTGGCGTGTCTAAGCCACGGGCAATCGCGATATCACACCATTGGATGGCTGTGTCTAACTCTTCGATATCGAATAACCAAATGACCATCTGAGTGAACAAGGGGTTATCAAATTGCTCCTCCCCTGCTAGGTACTCTTCGACCGCTTGACGATATTTCGGTACCAACACATCACGTTTATGATTGATTTTTTCATCGGTTCGATTAAAACCACTGAGCACTTTGAGATCGCTTTCAAGCTCTGCCAATAACAGGTGCAAACTGTTGGGATTCGCCACCTTGCCTTTTTCGGGTGTGGCTTGCTTGTGTTGTTTGGCTAAAGCTTGTTGGCGTAGCTTGGCTAATGGACTGACCATGAATTTCCCCTAACCTTGTTCCGCTTCAACGACCGTGACTTTTTCAATCGCTGCGAACTTGTGGTAATTCCCGACCGCGTAACCTTCCATACGCAGATAAGAGGTTTCAAAGCGCTTGCGGTCTTCTTCATTGCGAGACTTGCGCCATTGGGTCCCTTTCTGAGTCAGGATTTGCAGGTTGGCTAAGTTCGTCACCCAGACCATATCCGGTGGGAAAAAAGGCGGCGTGTACACCGTTTTGCCTGCCACGGTCTTCGCTAAACTTTGCGCGGCTTTGTGTTCGGTCGGGACTTCCGCCGATTCCAGCAAACGATGCTGCTCTGCGGCCACCAAATTACGACCAAGCAGCACCACCAAATCTGGATCGCCTTGATGCACTTCATGGATAGTGGTGTTGATGAGATCATTGACCAAGGAATCGAGGTTGCGATAAGCGCCTTCCGTCTCGCCTTTTGAATCGAGTTTGGCCTCGGATAACACTTGGGCTGACGCTTTCTCTTTGGCCAGTTGCAGCCAACCTTTGTTGACGTCCTCACCCATTGGGTTCGCTTCTGGGTCCGTGTTTTCACCCGCAATCGACGTGCCATGAAAACCAATGCGCAGTTTGTCCAAGGCAAAATTACGGGTAATGGCGTTGTTCATCAGCTTCATCCACTGACCTTTCCCGCCCGAGTTGGCCCAAATGGTCATGGTGATCCAGTTGATATGGGCACCGGAGTCCGTTTCAACTAACTCGTAGGTGTTACCGCTTTGGTCGAGGGAGGCCATAAAACGGCCATCTTTCACGCGGCCTGTCAGCAATCCACCGTCGCCCACATCAATCACTTGGCCTTTAATTTGGTCAACCAAAATATTCGAGATGCGGTTTAGAAACGCATCCGATTCAATAATGGCTTGGCGAAGCTTGGTTTCCATCACTGGGGTGATATTAAATTGTTTGGAGGCATCGGCCACCCCGCCCGCTTGGGCCACCGCTTGGCAATACTCTTCTAAATACTGAGTCGATATTGCATTAAGCATTTACACCACCTCCACGATTGATTCGCCGCCATTGCCTTCTTCACTTGGCTTTTGGTCGGGTTTTTCTTGCTTTAACTCGGCAAACTGGGTTTCAAGGTTTTTCACTTGCTCGGTCACAGGCGCTAGCTGCTTCTCCAATTCACTGGAAAACTGCTCTAAAGAGAGGGTTTGAACGTCATCTTCGGGTTGGCCTTGCGGCTCGCTCGATGTTGGCGCTTGCTGGTTGAACTCTTGTTTCAGCTCATCCTTTAGCTCACCTTTCATGATGCTAAACTGCTCTTGCAGTGCCGCTTTGAGTTGTTCTTCTGTCACTTCTTCTTCCTCTGGTTCAGGATCAGGTGCTCGCTCTGGTTGTTCATCACCAGAATTAAAAAAGGCATTACATAGGGCAAAAAAGCGCTCGGTTTTGGAATAACATTCATCTAAGTTAATGGCTTCCAGTTGGCTGCAACTGAGCTGTGTGGTGTGGCCTTCTTGTCGTGAAAACTGAAGTAATGACACCCCAGAGGACGCCGGGGAATCGGTCACGGCTAGCCCCATTAGGTAGCACTTTCCTTGCCCTTTATAATCTGGATTCGGCTCTATGGAGGTAAACAGCTTTTGCCCAAGCTTATTGGCTTCAAGTAAGTATTGGTTTGGTTCAAGCTTGGCAAACAAGCGCATTTTGCCGTCCACTTCTTCGGCTTTGACTTCCAGTACTTTGCCCCAGTTACTGCCGTAACCGCCAAAGCGCCTATGCTCTGGCCAAATCAACGCGGTGAATTCACTCAGGGCGTAATTTTCTGCAATCTGCGTCAGCCATTCGCGGGTGATCTTGCGACCATCTACCGTGGGCCCTTCTGTTGCTACAATCTTCCAATCACTGATTTTTGCCATTTGAGTGTTTACCTAATTTTCATTGGTCAGTTTGTGTTTCTGGTGTTCACAATACGCCTTTGAATCACGCGTTTCAGCCACTTCAATTCCGAATAATTCGGATATGGCCGATATCCGAACCCATCCGAATTTTGCTATGCAATTTAGGGGGTTAACTGGGCTTATCATGGGCTCATGGCATATACTCCCGAAACACGACACGCGGCCCGAGCCCTTTATTTAAAGGCTTGGACCCCCAAAGAAATCGCTTCCGAATTAGGTTTGAACAGCACCCGAATTCTTTATCACTGGGCTGACAAATACGGATGGCGTGACATGCTGCGCGAGCAAACCATTGATGAGTCGATTGCGCGCAGAATTGAAACCTTACTTGAGTTGGAAAACCCGACAAAAAGCCAGCTCGATATGCTTGATAGGCTCATCAAGCACCATGTACAACTGAAAAAATTCAACGCTCAATCTCAACCTGTCAGCGAGAATGCGCCCTCTGCAGACAAAGAAACGGTGAAGCCACCGAAAAGCAAAAGCGCGCGTTCCCAGCCACCTCAAAAAAGCCAACCAAAGAAGAAAAGTAAGAAAAACAATATTGCTCACCTCTCCGAGGACCATTTCACCAACTGGCATTCCTCGCTGTTTGAATACCAACACACGATGCGTAAGAACCTGCATCAACGGATCAGGAATATCCTCAAGTCTCGCCAGATTGGCGCGACCTATTATTTCAGTGGTGAAGCCTTAGAAAATGCGATCTTAACGGGCGACAACCAAATATTCTTATCGGCCTCCCGCGCACAGGCGGAGGTCTTTCGAAGTTACATCATCGCCATTGCTGAAGAATTTTTAGGCGTTGAGTTAACGGGTAACCCAATCATTCTATCCAACGGGGCCGAGCTTCGATTTTTATCGACCAACTCGAAAACCGCGCAAAGTTACCATGGCCATGTGTATGTAGATGAGTATTTCTGGATACCGAAATTCGATGAGCTCAATAAACTGGCTTCCGCCATGGCAACTCATAAGAACTGGCGCAAAACGTATTTTTCGACCCCTTCAGCGAAGACGCACCAGGCGTATCCATTTTGGACAGGCGAACAATGGCGTCGAGGCCGAGAAACCCGCGCCAATATTGAGTTTCCGACCTTTGATGACTATCGCGATGGTGGTCGCCTTTGTCCCGACAAACAATGGCGCTATGTGGTCACGATTGAGGATGCGGCCGCAGGAGGCTGTGAGCTTTTTGATATTGATGAACTGCGCGACGAATACAGCAAGGATGATTTCGATAATCTGTTCATGTGCATTTTCGTTGATGGCGCCAGCTCAGTCTTTAAGTTTTCGGCGCTCGAAAAAGCCATGGTGGACATTAGCCGTTGGCAAGACTTCAAACCCAATGATGAATCCCCGTTTGGCCGACGCGAAGTGTGGTTAGGGTACGACCCAAGTCGCACCCGAGATAACGCCTGTTTGGTGGTGATTGCCCCACCAATTGTCGCGGTTGAAAAGTTCCGAGTTCTGGAAAAGCACTACTGGAAAGGCTTGAACTTTCAATACCAGGCCCAACAAGTGTCCAAAGTCTTTGAGCGTTACAACGTCAGCTACTTAGGGATAGATACCACGGGCATTGGCGCGGGCGTCTATGACTTAATCAGCAAAAAGCACCCCAGAGAAACCGTGGCCATTCAATACAGTAACGAAAGTAAAAACCGTTTGGTCATGAAAATGATTGATGTCGTTGAGGCCAATCGAATTCAATTCGATGCAGAGCATAAAGACATCGCAATGGCCTTCATGGCGATCAAACGGGCGCCCACCAACAGCGGCAACAACATGACGTTTAAAGCCGAGCGCAGCGAATTAACAGGCCATGCTGATGCCTTTTGGGCCATTTCACACGCCTGTATCAACGAGCCTCTCGATCACACTGAAAAACGTAAATCAACTTGGCAGATGTAAACCTATGACGCAAAAGACAACGGAAACCATCACTCAATCGACCACCAAGGATGAAAGCTTAATCTTTAGCTTTGGTGAACCCGAAATCATGAATCGTGATTTCACCAACTACGAATACAGCGAACTGTACTACAACGACGATGGGAATTATTGGGAGCCGCCACTCGATAGAGCCGGCCTAAATAAACTGACCAGAGCCAACGCCTATCATGGCTCGATTTTAATGGCTCGTCGCAACATGATCGCAGGTCGTTACCTTCAAGGCGGTATGCAAAAGCAGCAGATGCAATCCGCCGTCCACGACTTTTTAGAGTTCGGTGATACCGCCATTTTAAAACTGCGCAATTACTTTGGCCAAGTTGTCGGCCTTTGGCCCATCCCTTCCATCTATTTACGCAAACGCAAAAATGGCGATTTTGCGTTTTTAGAACGCGACAACAAACAGAAGAGTTACAAGAAAGAAGACATCATTTTCATCAAACAGTATGACCCTGTTCAGCAAGTCTATGGCGGGCCAGATTACCTTGGTTGTGTTCAGTCGGCCTTGTTAAGCCAAGACTCGACCACCTTTCGTCGCCGCTACTACAAGAACGGCTTGCACATGGGCTTTATCTTCTACGCCACCGACCCAAACCTAAGCAAAGAAGATGAGGAAGATCTCAAAGAAAAGATGGCCTCAAGCCGCGGCGTGGGTAACTTTCGTTCTATGTTCGTCAATATTCCTAACGGTAATGAAAAAGGGATCCAACTTATCCCCGTTGGTGACATTGCCACCAAGGATGAATACGAAAAGATTAAGAACGTGACCGCGCAGGAGGTGATCACAGGTCATCGCTTCCCCGTCGAGCTGGCCGCCATCATTCCCAATGGCGGCACGCGAGGCGACCCAATCAAATTTGATTATGTCTACTGCAAAAATGAAGTTATCCCAGCGTGTGAGATGTTCATGGACGCCGTAAACAGCGACCCAGAAGTGCCCAAAAGTCTGCATTTGGTCTTTAATCTTGAGAATGCCGCCAAGTAACTGCAGCGAAGTTTTTTGCAATTTTGTTTTGCACTGTATTATTGCCCTCAGCCCTTACAAACTAAGGGCTGACACCTCGCCTAAGAGATCATCAAAAAAACACAAATGATCATCAAAAAAGTGACCTAAAATACACAGCCCATTTAATTTCAACAACTTAGCCAAACCAATCAGATCAACCCTGATCGTTAAAATTTCAATTTCTTGCAATTTTTTGCACTCTTCGCAATTTTCTCTCGACCTCTGTAAGCCATTCTTAGCGCCTCAACTATTCCCTATCCCCCATGATTTCTAAAGGGCTCGCGGCAGGCTGGCGACTTTCCTAGATAACCTAATTGCACTGAATAAAAGTTGCGAAAAAACGAGATCAAAAACGTCGCAGGTGGGGAGGAGGAGTGTATTTTCCGTCGGGCGCTCGTACTTTCGGTGACCCAGTTCAGGATTGATGATGCACCAAACTTTAATTAAAACTTTTATGCATAAATTAAGGCGCCCAAATGAGCGCCTCAGAGATCTCTTTCACTCTTGCAGTGAACCTTTAAAATTCGACTTCTTTAGTAACCTCTTTTTGAGGAGGAAGTTTGATAAACTCATACCATTCGGTAAGAATTTTTAAAAAGATCGTTGTCGAGATAAATTGATTATATGATTCATCAAAATTGAAAGAGATTTCCGTACGCTCTCTACCAATCTCTGCATAGAATGTTTCAGTATGTATCTCTCCTTTTTCAATTTGGCCTTCAATAACTTTCTTAGTATCTTCAATTCCATTTTTAGTTCTTTCGAGCACTTCCTCAAAGCCCAACCCACCATCGTCAAATAAAACTCCCCCTAAAGGGTCGCAGTCTTTAAATGCTGGAGTATCACAATAACTATAAGGAGTTATTCTTGTACCAAATTCAAGTCTCCAAACAAAATACATTTTCATAGTTAATTCTCTTATTCTAAAGGGTAAACCGTTTGTTTAGGATATAGGTATCCTTTAACTTTGACACCAATTTTGGTGGTACCTTGCCACATTTCAAGGGCTCGCGGTAGCTTGGTGCCTTCCGTAGATAGCCTAATTGCCCTGAATAAAAATTACGAAAAAACGAGATCAAAAACGTCACAGGTGGGGAGGAGGAGTGCGTTTTCCGTCGGGCGCTCGTACTTTCGGTGGCTTGGTGGCAGGTATAAAAAAGCCAGCATCAAAGTAATCACACTTATTTATTCAAAAGTCTCTACACTAAGGCTTGTAATCTTTACCGCTTATCTAGAGCATCAATCTGTAGATTCTAGTAATATGCGTCTCGCTATTTCTATGATAAGTTTGCGATAGACATTTCGAGAATATGTATCTGATGGGAGATATTGAACTTCAGAGACGTGAAATTTTAATGGGAAATGTTCATTTATATATTGCAGTCCCTCAATTACTTGTTTATGTACTTCGTCTGCAGTTATGTTTTCAGGTTGCTCAGCACCTACAGGTGTCATTATTATGTTGTCCACACTTACATTAGATAACTTAATACACAATAAATTATGGCAAGGACCTGTTATTCTGGCTAATTTATAGAAGCCATCATTGTAAGTAAATATCATTTATTCTTCATCCCATGGAAATCCTGTCCACTTTTTCTCTGCTGCAGCATGTGACTCAGCATATCCAGCTTTATGCTTCTTTTCATACCAGCTTTCAGCAGCCTCATGCTTCATCCATGTTATATCATCCTGGCTAAAATTACCTGAAGAACTGCTCGTCTCCTCAATAACCCTCTATCTTTCCAATCGAGCAAAACAAAAAGTGAACTGCAAATTAACCTGTACAAATGGACAGTATTTAAAATAATATTACACTATCAGTCAGCTAAGTTAGGTCAATGTGATGAGAGTAATTTGCCCCGAATGTGGTGCGAAAGCCTGTATACAAAAATCAAACCGTATTTCAACGAGCTACAGCGATTTATATTGCAGCTGCAGCGATCCTGAATGCGGCCACACATTCGTGATGAATCTGTCCTTCAGCCATACGCTTAGCCCTTCCGCTAAGACCACCACACAAATGGCCTTTAACCTGGTTAAAGCACTTGGCCCAGAGCAAAAAAAAGAGCTGAAAAACCAGCTCTCAATACTATAAATTAAACCTTGGGCTTTCTGTTTCATCCGCCATCTGAATGATCATCTTCATGGCCTCTATCTTATTGCTATCAAGCTCGCCTTGATTGTCTGCAATCACCAACCCCATCAAATACACACCGACTTTTGCCCTGCTCTCAAGTTCGGTACTTAACGCGACCCCATCTACGATTAACTCTAATGCTTGTTGGAAAAGTTGGTTTTTATTAGACATGACAAGCCCTCCTTATGATGACATAGGCAATATACTGTATATACATACAGTTTTCTAGTGAGGATTATATCTTTTTAGGATTGTTTTATAAGCTCATCAATGTGGACTGGCTATCGTTTCAGCCTTCATAAAGCGTTCCCATTCAGGCTCTCCCCTATCTAACTCCATTTCTAAGAAGAATTTATCGATGATTTTTTGGCTCTTGGGTGAAATTCTACAGTTATTGCCACTGGACCAAGGTCGGTCGCTCCCGCTCCCTTCAGAAGCCTCCGACAAGTCGGAGTCTTTCTTAACGAGTTTCCATTCCGTTTCCCGTGTATAAACCATCAAACCGGACCCTTGCACCCCGTCAGTTACCTTGACGATTTCACCATATTTGTTTTCTCTTTCCTTTTTAACCAACCGGAGCGGGCGCTCAGATGAACGAAGTCGGTGCCCGCCCATGTAATCCATGTAAGCGGAGAAAAAGCCAAGATCGGCCGCCCTTCTCGCTTTCTCAAATAAGCAGTATTCTTGCTCTTCATCAATGCGGCGAAGCTCACGCCAAATAGTGACAGGTGGGGTTTTCTGGAATTGGAATTGACGAAAACTAAATGTACGCGACCAGGCGGTCACGTTTTTAACGGTTTCTTGAAGCTTCGCTCTTTTGTTGTCTCGATCGGTTTCACCTTCAAGCGCATAACCATCAACGTTCTTTGATATGTATTTGGCCAGATAAGCCACGGCACCGCCTGCCGACTTATCGATAAGCTTGGCCTCAAACCGGGCCTTCATGGCTTTCGTTCTTGGAGAACCATCGTCAAAGAACAGCTCTCTATTTTCTCTAAACTGATACGCCTGAAGCCCTGCTATGAATGCTTGTACATGATCAAGAGGCATAAAAAACACACCATGCCAGTGCGGTGTTCCATCCTGATGAGGCTCAACAACCCTCATACCGTAATAAGTCAATTCACGATAATCTGCCCAGGCTCTAAACAAGTTCCAACCTTTGCTTAACCAAGCATGGGCATCTTTGGGATTACCGCCATCAAATTTAGGATTTTCAACCCAGTATTTACCGTGCTTTTTAAGTCGATGAAAACGACTGGGCGCCGTCATAGTGACAAAAATCGCCACATGATCATTGCTTTCTGCATATTCCTGACAACCTGCAATACGAGTCATCAGTTCATGTCTTCGATTAGCCGGGTTACTTTGGGACGAATCAATGACGGTTTTAAGATCAACCACATCACCATTTTCAGATTCAATGGCCATGAGCTCAATCCATTCTCTTTGTCGGTCCTGCCGAATGGTTAACCACTCACAAGCCGCATTGGACGCATAAGGAGAGCTGTGTGGCGAAACCATACCTGCAGCCCGGCGAGCATTTTCAAATACGGCTACCACAATGCGACCGATAGCTCTACGCCAAAATCCTTCATCCATCAGTCGACATATCATCGAATATGCCTGGTCAGAACTTTCAACATAAGCAAAATGAGGAAGCCATAAAGAAGCCCCGGTGAACTCGTTAATAAACCCAATGCTCTCCATTGGCGACATACCATGATCAGATGCCAACCTAACTCGATTACCACAACGCCCGGCCATTTCTATGGCCAGCTTAGCGATTTTAATTTCGCTATCGACTTTCCACCACGGCTCAGGCAAGACCGAAAACGCTGCAGCAACCGCAGTGCTTCGTTTTTCAATAAAATCTACCGCACGCTTAAAACCATACTTTTTTAACCTGCTGGCTGATGCTTTATCGATATAGTTTCGAATGTCATAAGGTAGCTTGAGCTTATTGGCCATAGATGATGCAAACTCAAAAACTCTTTCTCTTGGGGTTAGTTTTCCGTCATGAACCCATTCACCATTAATAAAAGAAAGCTGAGAAGTGCCTTTGTGATTGTCCAGATAAGAAAGCAACTCCCGATGCAGATTGCTCGGGAGTCGATTAAGAGGATTATTCAGGTTGAGATTGTGTTTTTTCATTATGTTTAGTAAGGCGTTATCACTCGATTAGGTAAGCGCAGAGACTTTTGTTTTAGCTTCTCAAGCCACAATCTCTTGCGCCGTTCTCGAAGCGTTTCTGTTGCCTCCCTTTTCGCGGCCAGCTCTTTGCGTACTTTTGCTAGCTGAATGAGGCCTCGCTCTTTATCTTCTTTGGTCAACGAGTAATGCTCTAAATCAGGGCAAGGCAAATGGCATGGGTTTATGTATATTTTCGTGCTCATCTGAAACTCCGACTAAAAGCAGGCTCTGTGCGAGAATGGTAATAAACGATTGAACTGACATGAGAACGATTCATTTCCATTTTTTCAGCAATCTGAGATGGCGTGAGTCCCTCGTCATAAAGACATCGACATAATTCAACATCGTTATCTGAGCACTTTGCATGTGGGTAGAGCTCCCCCTTTCTGCGCAACGATATTTTGTTACTCTTCTCTCGATGGCGATTAAGCGTCCTTACTCTGTTTTTGATTGTGCTGATTGAAGCTTTTCTGTATCCAAGCTGCTCAACTAACTTGGCAATCTCCTGAGTCGATTTAATACCAGCCCACTTCAAAATAAGAGCATCTTCGTCAAACTTGAAATTTGGGCTGCTAAGGTTATTGCACTTTCCACAGCTCTTGCGATACCCTCTGCGAAGATCGACGGTATATTTTTCAATATGAGTATTTCCGCATTCACAACGGCACTCTACTCCTTTCCCTGGGTCTTGCTTAGTAACCGTGAGCTTGCCAAACTTTTGTCCGAGAATGTTGTAATACGTGGGATGGTGCTTTCCATATTGATAATGCTCTTCTCCACGCTTGATTTGTTGAAACCAACCTTTGCGAATACTCATATCTCAACAAACTCCTGTGTATCCACGACGATAAAACCGCCTGCCCCTTCGCCTTCGCTGAGTACACCGTGGCGAACGTGATTGCACTTAAGCTGTTCACAAGCTTGATGGATCGCGTCATCAAAACAGTCAAAGTCTCCAAGTGTTGTGGTTTCTAATTCTTGGGTGTGTTTATGGCGCTTCATTGCACCATCACCAAACAGACGAATAGCGACATATTCCATTAGGCGGTCTCCTTTGCTCCGGCAAATTTTTCGATATCCTTGATGGCTTGATCACGAATATCTTTCCAAATACGGATATTGGCGTTTTGCTGACACTCTTGGCCTTTAACAGGGTTCTGTTGATATTTGTAAGCATTAAGAGCGGCGATGTTATGGATGTGTATCGCTTCCTCAAGGGTGTTTAATTCAATCTTTATCATGGTAAAACTTCCTTTATTCGTTAATGAGTTAGGCAAGTCCAGGTATGGCGGCACCGTTAGCGACAAAATCCACACTCATCGCTAAAAATGGTGAAACGCCTTTTGTTTTGCTTTCGATATCGTTGATAAGCAGCACAAGATTGCTGATGCCTGCCTGTGCTTTTTGAATAATGGTGTGTTTGTGGGTACGACTTAGACGATCACTGCCTGCATGTTCAAGCGCCATACGGGAAAGCTCACCGGAGTGCATAGCATTTTCCAACGCACGTTTAATGAAGGTTTCTTCACTCGCATCATTTGGGATTTGTGCGGTCACGACACCGAGGCCAAGCAAAAGACTGTTAAGAATGGTGAAGTTGCCACTCGCCTTCGTGATCATCACAAGTTCTACATTGGTAAGAATGTGCGGTTGCTCTGGGTTAAGCTTGTTGCGCAGCATGGTGGCGTTCATCCCCACCATTTCAGCTAACTTGGTCATGTTCTCCGAGTTCGCAAATGCGCAACACGCTTCGTTAAATGCTTTTTGTTTAGAGCCACGGAATTCGCACATTGAGTCATTTGGGTTCATAGCGAATACTCAATAGAAGAAAAACGGGAGTAAAACAAAACTCCAACCAAGGATGTTTAACCACAATGGGCAATACTCTTTGGTTGGGACCAGGGAAGATAAGCGCATGGTTATCAACCTAAGTTTTGCATGGCTTCACGAGTCGCGATCTCAAGCAAAGCCACCATGTTGATCAGTGGTGTTTCTTTGCCTTTTGCTTTGGTTTTAATAGGTAAACGGCCGTCTGATACCCAGTCCATGATGGTACGCTTAGGCATGCCTGAAAACTGAGAATACTGGTCATAAGTCATGAAAGGTGTATTTAAAACTACTTGATAAGAGAGCATAGTGATATCCTTTAGGTAATTGAATGTATTACATCGGGCTTATGAGTTGCCGCTCACCCGAATCGACAATGCGATTATGGATCGATAATGCAAACTAATCAACTAAAAATCGAAGTTCCGAACTACATTAGCGGTAAAGACTTTCTAAAAAAACTCATGAAAGTTACAGATACCGAGCAACAACAGGAGCTTGCGGCGATATTTGGTGTGCCCAAATCTACCCTAGCAACTTGGCGACAACGTGATCTAACGCCACATGAGATTGCTGTTAGAGCGCATTTGAAACTTGGAGTGTCTTTAAATTGGCTGTTACTTGATGAAGGTGAGCCTTTCATTAACTCAAATGTGAATAAGCACACGACTAAGTTCGAAAAAGAAATTTCCATTTTCGATATAGATTGTTTTTCAATAGAAGATGGGAAACTTAAGAACAGAAGCACGATTTCATTTGATAAAGCAGTTCTCAATGAGTTGGGTGCTGTAAACGTCATGGCAATCAAAGACGGCCAGAACACATTCATTGTAAACAAAGAATCTCGTCAGGCAGTAAGCGGCACATACCTAGTCGATATGGATGGCCTACTCTCTCTAAACGAGATCCAACGCTTACCAGGTAAAAAACTGGCGATTAGCTTTAATGGTTCAACATTAACCGTTGATGAAAATGAGGTGATAGTGGTTGGTAGAGTTGCACTGGCCATGGAAAAGAAATAGTTGTTGCACCTATCTGTTTGAGGCCCCTCGCAGCTAGGTAGATAGTGGCTAGTATTAAGATCTGACCAAGTTATGATCTCCCTGACTTTCGAAGATAGCCTTATTTTACTTCGCTTGCACTAAAAAGCTGCTTTCGGGCAGCTTTTTTATTTCGATAACCTTCGCTTTCTGTTAGTACTAAAACTATCGCAAAAATTTGATTTATGGTGACAAGCAACTGTTTTCAATGATAAATTAATTACATACTCAAATCATAACAGCTAGCCAAAATGGTAATCCAGCTATGAAAACCGTAGTTAAAAATATATTATTCTCTATACCATACTGGCCGTTACTATTATTAATTAGAGAAGAATATACACTTTTGTTAATACCAGTAACTTTCATTTCAATTTTAATTCTATGCTCAATCTTCTCTATTTATACTGCTTGTCATAAAATTTGGTGGTGGTTTGGGCTGTATATTACAACAATATCCCTCCTATTATTGACATATATAATAATGCCTTATATTTAATAACCTAAGGACGAGGATTCTAAAATTTTCACAAGTACTCGTTCTATTAATTACACATTTTGTAGCTTAACTCTTAATTTATTTTTCGACGCAGCCCACTCTTAAGTAACATATAACCCCATCAAAGCAATACCTAACGGTAGATCACGAATATGCACAAAAGCGCACATTTTTAGTTCAAAACCTAGACTATACGGTTAATATCCACTCACAAACAGTAGCTAGGAGAAAGATCTAATGGAATCAATTAAGAGCGCTATAGAAGAAGCTGATGGGCAGTTTATATGTATCTACAAGGATGCTAAGGGTAATACGAGTGTGCAAGAACTTGCCAATGCCAAGCATACTGAGACGGAAAAAAGTAGTTATATCCAAGGCTGGTCATACAAACACAAACACCCAATCACTCTCAAAACTGAGAGGGTTTTAGGTGTATTCGATAGCGCTGATGATGCTGATTTTCACCTAGAATCTAAAGCTGATTTTGCCAGCGATATCATAATTAACTTACCAAAACGTGCGCCAAATTCCTCAGAAAAAACATTTGATGTTTGTTTCACTGGCTTTGACAAGGACACCAGAGAATCATTAACTCGCCTTGCAGAATCCAAAAGCATGTTGGTTCGTAAGAGTGTGACAGTTAACTTGGACATTTTGTGTTTTGGTCCAAATGCAGGTCCAGCAAAAGTTAACCAGGCAACAATGCAAGGAGTCACAGCTTTAACGAAATCACAGTTCGAAAACCTGCTTGATACTGGCGAACTTCCTGAAGCGCTACCTGGTGATATCACGGTCACTGAAGCCAAGGAAAGAGCCAGAGTCGACGAATTCGAGGATCTTGTAAAACACATTAATACGAACCTCAAAGGCCTCAAAGAGTTTCCAAGGCGAGAGAACCTAATAGCCACTTTCCACGATGAGCAAGCAGTTGGCTGGAAATTTTATGTACATCAGGCCTTTCGAGACGCACTGGATATTAAACTGACACCAGTAACCGTACATTCAAAGACTTATCAAACATGGACACAAGGTCATGCATACTCATTCAAGCGTGGAGATACACTCTCTTGGCCAAATCCCAATAAAGACTGGGGAGCATTTCTAAATGCAGACAATGCGATCATGCTGCAAGTTAAATTTGCAACGCCTGCTGGCTTTGTTGAGAACCAGCGCCTTGAAGGTACATTTCAAGGTAATTACTTTAAAACGAAAACTCATGCACAATCTAAAGATGTCTTAGATGCACCTATTGAAGTAGCAAGTTACATATATGATTCAGGTGTTCTTACTGTAGGAGTTTATCGACCAGATGAAACAAAGGAAAAGGTTGAGCTGGTAGATACCCTTTTATTAACTCAAGTTGAATTTGTAACACTTTTACAATCTGGCTACTACTGGCAGAAACCAACAGATTCTGAGGATGATACCCCTGTCAAAAAAATTGTCCTTGTGGAATAATAAACCAGTAAAGGCTAACAGCTAGTATAAATTAGCCTTTACTCTCTTTAATTAGCTTGGAGCAAGAATTTTACTTTTTGGCTTGTGAATATTAATCACAGAAGGCAAACTCAATAATCTCTCTTAAAGTTGATTTACTACTGTCAGACAAATCTTTTTCATCATCTAAAAATTCCCTTATTTTCTTCCAAGAATGAAAAGGCTTACTACTCGATTTGATGCTTTCGACCTGGGGATCCCATAGCACGTGCTCAAATGTATCTTCTACTAAAAACACGTTTTCTGCTGAAGCTACTTCTCTAATCTTAGCATTTGCCTTAAAAGGGTGTAGATTGCCTAATTGAGCAAGCTCGCCATCTGTTTTACCCTTTCGATCAGTGTCATGAATTACTTTATAATCTATACCAAGTCCTTTGAGAACTTTAACTATCGCTGTAATCGTCCATTTTCCACCTGCTGAAACAACCGTCGTATCTTTGTGCTTAGAACCTTCAATACCTAATTTTCTTACTAACTCATCAATCATAGTAAATACAGCTACTTCGGTATCACCTTCAACCACTACAACTCGTTTGGCGAACAAACTTTCACAAACTGATGGATGAAAGTCTAAAACAGCTCTTAGCATTACTTTTTCATCATATTCTCTACTTTGTTCGAATAACTCTTTCGGTAGCTGCGAAATGACTCTCTCGTTATTGTTTGCTCGTTTGATTAATTTAACCGAGTCGGGCCTGTTTGCTAAATCAATTAAAAATGGCGAATGAGTTGAGCAAATTATTTGCCAAAGCGGATTACATGATCTTGTTTGAAGTGTATCTCTCAATCTGCGCATAAGATGAGGATGGATATAAAGTTCAGGTTCTTCATACAAAACAATCGTTGTTCTTTGAGCTCCGTCGACTTGGGCTTCAGTGGCTGCATTACTTTCTAGCATTGCAAACGCTAATGCCCTTTGCACACCGCTACCTTGATATTGCAGGCTAGTTTCTAATTCTTCATCGATCAGAAATGTCGCTGCTTTCATGAACAGAGGCTCTATATCAATATCTCCAACAGCTAATTTCACTTTTGTATCAAAGTCCAAGATATCATTTAATGTTTGAGAAACAGCTTCAAGAGCTCCAGACAAACCATCAATCTCACTGCCATCTTCAGCCTGACCTTTAAGCTTTTCCTGTAGTTTTTGTGCCTTCTCAATGTACAAAGAATATGATTCATCAGATTTAACTTTTGGGAAAAGTTTGTTTTTAAATAAATATGCAAATGGAGAAGTTCCATTAGTTTTCAGTTCATCTTCGATCTTGAAGCTTGCAGGCACGTACATTACATGAGGTATTGCTTGTTGAAGAGAGTTTGCGAACGTTTTTTCATGCCAATCCAATTCACAAGTAATCATATTAGGATATTTAGCGATCATATAGTGCTCTAATTCACTTTTCTTCTCTTTGTACAAAGCTGCTGATGTTATACCACATTCAATCAGGATATCTCTGAGCTCTTCATCCGCGCGTGCTTGTGTAATTGTTTTACCAGTGAAAGGAGTAGTAGTAGGGGCGTGATGAACTAAATACCTACAAGTTGGCGAATCAGTATTCTCAGCCCAAGACGCCTCCATTTTTAAAATTAGTTCATCCCCATTTAAAAGTTGAGAGATAGCTGGTTTATTACGTTCCCATTCTTCAAGTTCACCAAATGTGCAAGTAATAGACATAATCTCGTCAGTTTGCTGTTGACCTGGCCAATCCTCCACTTTGGGTTTTTTGTTATCTAAAACTAGATTCAAAGCTGATAAGATTGTAGATTTCCCAATATTATTTGGTCCAACAAGAGTAGTAAAATTATTTAAATCAATCTCTGCCTTAGTAATACCACGGAAGTTTTCAATTTTTACATTTCTGATTTTCATATATTTTCCAACAGTTAAATTATTCAGATAATATACAGAACAACACTCCGTTTAATTGACACGCATCAAGAACGCCACAAACAGTACAAAATACCTTAATTTAATGATTTCCTACCTGTTTACCCCAAGCGAAACAAAACATTGCACCACGTCTCACCACGAATTACACTGTTTTTATGTACAGTATTAATTCAAGTATCCTATGTCTATCAGAAACTTAAAAGACGGTTCTAAGAAACCCTGGCTTTGCGAATGTTACCCATACGGCCGCACCGGTAAGCGTGTGCGCAAAAGGTTTACCACCAAAGGTGAAGCCAAAGCCTTTGAGCTTCACACGATGAAGGAAATTGACGATAAGCCCTGGATGGGTATTAAACCGGATAACCGAAGAATGAGTGAGCTTTTGGAAACTTGGTGGACCATCCATGGCCATACTTTAAAGTCAGGCAAGCAAGCCAGAGACCTCATATCTAAAACAATTGAAGAGTTGGGTAACCCAATTGCCTGCCAGTTTAAAGAGCGAGACTACCTAGCGTATCGGGCAGCTCGAATCCCCTATCGGGGTAAGAATAAATCCATCGAGATATCCCCAACCACACACAACCTTGAGCTGATTTATCTAAAGGGCATGTTCAAGAAGTTGATTAAGTACAATCAATGGAAATACCCCAACCCACTTGAAGCGATCGAACCTATCAAAACCAGTGAAAAGCATCTTGCCTATCTAACCAAGCCACAAATCGAAGAGTTTTTTGACAATCTGCAGAACTGCAATCGAGTTATCAAGGCATCAATCCCACAAATTATTGTCATCGCAAAAATTTGCTTAGCCACCGGTGCACGAATCAGTGAGGCACTCACTTTAACTCGCACACAAATAACCGAGCTCAAGTTGACTTATACCGACACAAAAGGGAAAAGGAATCGCAGTGTGCCTATCTCACCATCTTTATATCAAGAGATTTTAGATATAGCGGTGAGTGACCATGACATATTTAACACCAGTTACAAAGATGCTTGGCGTTACATAAAAAGAGCCTTACCTGAGCACGTTCCGAATGGGCAAGCGACCCATGTTCTACGGCATACTTTTGCTTCGCATTTTATGATGAATAAAGGAGATATTTTAGTGCTGCAGCGTATTCTCGGCCACACAAAAATTGAGCAGACAATGGCGTATTCTCATTTTGCTCCAGAGCATTTAATACAAGCTGTTCACCTCAATCCTTTAGAGAATTAGTGGCGACAAAATGGCGGCAGCCACTGTAATAGAGCGTTATTTATCGGTTTTAGACGTAAAAAAGGCGACAATTTACACTGTCGCCTTTTGCTATTTAGGAGCTAATTTTGC